GTGGCATCGGGCTGCTGGCTAACCCCCTGAATAAGGTTTGGTAATGATGTATTAATTAAAGGCATTATTAGAGTAGATCGTAGTTGCGGTTAATACCAAGGCACGAGGCAACATCGTAGTTATCAAAGATGGTCCTGTCGGCTCCCTGGCCGTCCATCTCCTCGAGGGTGTATCGTGCTTTAAGTTCATCCCGTAGGATCTGTTGCTCAAGCTCCTGAGACCCGACGGTGCGTGCCTGGAAGACCCTTGAGCCTTTGAGTGTAATGTATCTCCGTGCTTGTTCAGGGAGATCCGTGAAATCTAAAAGGAACATCAACCGAACGTCAATGTCTCCTGTGAAAGTGAATGTGTTGTCTTCACGGTTAAACAACTTCCCTCCGCGTTGCACAATGTCCTTAGAGTTATCTAAGGTATCTACGTGCATAATGTCAGCCGCGAGAATAATCTCATCGCTGCTGTTAGGGCTAAGTGTTTGTTTGTTGACCGTATTGAAGTGCCATCCCTCTGACTGAACCTCGCGACTAACTTCGTCTAACACGGTGATCGCGGTGACCGCAGAGATAGGCAGAGTGGAAGTAACAGTGATTTGAGTCACCGGGCTTTCCCCAATGTTACCCAGCATCGTATTGACGGCTTCGAGTTTTGTAGTGAGTGGCATAATTGTAAAAATGAAAAAATACCCCGTCCCCAACTTAATGAGGACGAGGCATGAATTTAATGAGTGCTATTAGCTAGCAGCAGATGAAGTGGTGTTAACCACAACAGCAGACTCAGGGCGAAGAACACCAAGGCCCATTGCATACTTAGCAACGAACAAGGTGGACTGACGCTCAATGAGATACTCGGACTCAGTAGCGAGGTCGAGAAGCTTAACGCAACCAACAGCAGATGAGTGCCCAGCAACGAAGCCATGACTGTTAAGGGTAGAACCTGACTGAGTATCAGCGATACCTGCAAGGTCAGCATTGTAACCAGCGTCGTCGTTGTTGATAGCAGTGGCAGCGAACGGAGAGTTAGCTACGTTTGCATCATCAGGGGTCTGACTACCTACAGCAACCTGAACACCAGCAAGGTGTGGGCTCTTGTAGAGACGGATTCCTGCAACTTCAAGGATACTACCTTTAGCAGCATCAGCAGAACCACTCGAGGTGTCCTTGTTGATTGCTACGTTGTCAGCAGTAAGCAACTTGTAGTATTGGAACGGAGTCAGGATAGCGTAACGGCCATCTGAGGGGACTTCCTTTTCGTCAAGGACGCGTGCACACTCAAAGAGTGCATCAACAAGTCCTCCAGCAGTCATAGTGTCTACGTTACTTCCAAAGATCTCGGTGCCAGTAGGGCCCCCAGTGTAGTTTGGAGTAGTGGTTAGACCAGCAGCAAACATTGTCTTAAGGATCTGGATGTCCAGACGCTTAGCGAGTGCCTTACCGAGCTCCTTACCGTAGATGCTACGGAGGTCGTAGTGGTTCTTAACTTCGTCAATTCTTGGAATAAGAGTTGAAGCGACGAGCATGTCGTCAATGTTAATCACCTTCTCGTTGTGAGCAATCTGAGACAAGTAGTCCGTGGCTGATCCTGTTGGGTTCAACAAGTCATCGCCAGGAACATGATACTTGGCTTCTGCCTTGCCTGTTACTGGGAACTGTGCGCTCTTTCCACTGGAAATCGTGCGAGTCATGATGAGGTCTTTTGCAACATTTGATTCATCAAACGCTGTAAGAATCTCACCGCTAAATACTTTCAGGAACAGAGCGTTGTCTACTGACGGAGAGCCAGCAGCAGCAGCTCGTGCTCCTGTGCCATTCACTTTACCCGGAATGGAGGGATAGTTATCTAGTGCCATAATAAGTTTTGGTTATAGTTTGTTTTGTTTATTTTGTCCGTAGTCGTTAGTCACCAACGAAACGATCAGTTGTCTGACGCATCAGGCTGAAAGTTTATTGTTTGATTTCCTTGGGTTTATTGGACGCAATGAAAGTTTAAATTAATACTTTAAGCCGCCTTACGCAGCTACGTATGATTGTGTATACTGTTTGGTTAACACCCTCGCTTTGGTCCTCCTTGTTAGTAGGGTGCCATGTTAAAATGTTCATGGAGGTTTTATCTATATACTCCACCACTCCATACACAGTGCAGACAAGGGGCTTCCCTAAGTCTTGTGCGTGGTCAAGAAATACCACCTTAACGATGTCATCAACTGATGGTTTGTCTATTTTGCTCACTTCTTCTTCTTAATAGAGAGGCCTTTGCGTTTAACTTTACTTTTATTATACATAATCTTTAGCATTTCCAACGTCTCAGGGCTAACGCTTTGCGCGTAGGGCGTCCCTTAGCGTCCTTCATGGGTCCTTTGACTCCGCCCATGCGTGCACAGAATGATTTCTTCCTCGAGCCTCCACCAGGCTGGGGCCTTTTAAGATTACTCCCAGTTTTCCTGTTGTAGTGTTTCCGTCCCTTCTCGGTAAGGCCACCTTTCTTAGACTTGTGTTCCTTCCTGAGGCTGACTCCTTGACGTTTCATGGTGGTAGTAGTTGTTAAATCCGGTAGCCAAAGCAACACCCAGGCTATCGTGGTTAAGTTTAAATTGATTCCAGTCGTCCATATTGGACCCGAAGAACGGCTCAGCGATCACTGAGGGGCATGGGGTAACACGTAGAAACTTCGAGCCTCGCTCTTGCTTTGTCCGTGGCTTAACGCCTCTGTCCCTTGTTTTAAATTCATTTACAACAACCTCCTGTAGACACTCAGCGATCTCTTTGCCCTTGCTGGACCTGTGCCAGTGAAGCATCTCGCTGCCGTGTGCTGACGCGCTTGCTGAGTTAAAGTGGAGCTCGATGGCCGCCTTGACCTTCTTGGCCTTTAAGAACTCCCCTAGCCACTCCATGGCATCAAAGTAATTATTCCCTTGATACTCACATACTATCATACTGGGAACATCGAGGTGCTCCTTCATGGCCTTAGCCACTCGTAGGTTATAGTCCCACTCAGTGGTTGTGTTGTCGCACGAGGAAGCCCCCATGTCTACCGCTCGGCTATGCCCTACGCAGATCGCTAAGATCGGCTCAGGGTCGTCTTGAGGAATCGCTGAGCCACCAAACCATGCACTACAACTCATTCTCTAGGTAGTTAATGTAGTGAAGGAGCGCAGAGATTGTTTGTTTCTCGTCCGTATCAAAGTCATGGGCATCAAGCCTCTGGATCATTTCGGGTATCCGGCTTGGCCTTAGAGTCGTGCACCCAGTTGTTGATAAGCAGGCGATTCCTAGTGTGCCTGCGATTAGCAAGCTCTTTAGTGTATTCATCTCTTATAGAAAGAAAAAGCCTCCCCAACTTAGGGAAGGCTATAAGTAATCGAACAACAGTCGCGATCATTTATCTTTGGCTTTCCCTACGTTAAGAGCAAGCCAATCAACAACCTTGTAGAGCTTAGCAGCAATCGAGTCATCGGTAGGCGTCGGCGTCAGCGCAGCGATGGCTGAAGCGGCCGCAACGATAGCCGTAAGAGTGCTGATAAGGGTCTCTTTGTTGTCGATAATGTAGTTAATTATTGTGCTCATGATTTAAAGGACGTCAGAGATTGCAAGGCGCTGTTGCACCTCTTTACGATACGCTGGGTCACTGTTATACCGAGGGTCCCGCATAGCCATACTGACTTGCTTGGACGAACCGAACGGAGACACAGCGTTGCCCGAGGTGTTCCCTTGGACGAGCTTAGGTCCCGCCCCACTGGCCGCCTGATACTGAGAGTAGAGCCCTTGGACTGCTACCTTAGCTTGGTCAATGGTTCCCTTCTCAACAATCTGGTTGAACGCATCTACCGAGGCCTCATCGAGGGACTCAGTGGCCCACTCAGCCATCGCTGTGTAGCTCTCTTGTCCACCTGCGATCTCATAGACCGCACTGGTCTGACTCTCAGCGATTGCTTGTTGTCCGGCTATATACGACTCAACGAGCTCACGAGGGAGCCCTGAGCCTTCCAGTGACTTGAAGGTCTCGTCACTGAGTGTCCCTGCTTCCATGAACTCCTCGGTGGCTTGGTTGATTGATTGGAATGCCTCGGACGGTTCCTCGGTCTCGGTTGGTTCCTCAGTGGGATTACCAAGCTTCGACTCGAGTTCACCATAGGCTTTCGCCATGTCTTCTGGGCTTGAAAACTTCTCAGGGAGCCACTCAGGGCGGTCCTGTGCTTGTTCCTCAGGCTCTGGCGCTAAGCCATCCCCAAGGTCTTGTTGTAGTGCCTCCTGCTTGTCATCCCAAGCTTGGGCCATTGCTTCTGTGTTATCAGTTGCTTCTTGTTCTTGCACTGACGGGCTTACCATCGTGCTGGTTTGTAATTCGGCCATTTATTAGTTATTCAGGTTCAGGTGCCCCTTGTTGCCGTTGTTGTTCAATAGATTGGTCAGAAAGGGCCTTAATGCCCTGAGGTGCGACTTGCTGTAACATAGCCATCTGTTGGGCTTGTTGTTGTTCAGCTTGCATCTCTTCCTGGCTCTTAACGAGTCCAGCGGTCTTGATGCCTAGTGAGGTTGCTCGCCTCTGGAAGTATTCTCCAACATTCACAAACTCAGCAACAGCTTGTGGGCCTACCACCTGCGCTGCGCCTGCAAGGAACAAGTCAAGCTTCTGTAGGTCGTTCCCTCGGCCTAGCGCTTCGACCCCGGTGATGATCACTGGGCTCACTACGTCCTTAGGTAAAGCAGGGAGCTTCTTCTTGCGCTTCATGACATCCATGAGCCTGTTGACGAATGGTAGTTGCATCTCAGTTGACAACAACGAATACAACCCTCCAAGGGCCGACTCGAGCTCCTGTGAAAGCATACGGATCTCCTCGGCGGTCACTCGCTCAGCATTACGCACAACACCCGAGGTAAGCAAGAAGGCCGAACCGAGTCGGTCAGAGATCACTTGGATCGACGCTTGGGCGGTCCTGAAGTCGTTCACCTTGTTTAGTTGTAGTGTTGTTACATCAGCAGCGTTACCCTGGACGATAGCACCACTAGGGCTTTCAGCCAACGTCCGGGCCCGTGTAGTGCCATTAGGATTCACCAGGAACATCACCTTGGCCGCTGCCGCTGATCCCTCAACGATGGCCCGAGTGAGTCCCTCAAGTGACTGTAGGTCACCTAAGTATTCCTCAACGTATCCACGACCATAACTCTCACCGTCGATCCGGGAGAACCTAAGGGGAATGAATGGGTTCTTGTCAGCCTTCACTGTGCCCCCTGAGCTCGGCAATGCGACCCCGTTGACATCTTGGTAAATCACAAAGTTATCCCCTTCCCGGCAAGCAGCCGTGTAGAGGTGAATCTCGTCAGTGGGTTGTCCTCCAGAGCTCGCTAAGGCCTCCTTGACCTCATCGTCCACTGCCTCGTAGCTAAGGTTCTCTTTGGTGGCTATGTGAAGCACGTTGCCCATCGGGTCCCTATCGACCACAAAGCGGTCCAAGTGGAACACTCGGATGCCTCCTTCATCAGGCATATACAACAACACATTACCAGTCACTATAAGATGCTTAAGGGCCGCATGAATGGCAGTCCGGTAGGCCTCCCTACTGATCTCACTCATGACTGACTCCTCGACTTGTTGTAGACTGGTTTCAATCTCGGAAATAAGCTCTTCAGGTGCCCCTTCGTTCGCTAGGGCATATTTGTCGATGTTCAGTCGAAAGAACGGGGCGTTAGGCGGAAGGAGTGCTAACAATAATTTAGAGGCGAGGTTATTTACTCCGCGAGCCCCAACGCCCTGAAAAGGTGTGTCTAGTCTGCTGTGTGGTCCGTGGCCCTCTTCGGGCATGACATACGGAAGGGTAAGCTTAGAGCATGACCTAGAGCGATCTAGGTATTGGTAGCGCTTCCCTTCAAGGGAGTCATATACGGATTTAGCAGTTTTGAAATTCATGATAAGTCCTCAGTAGGTTGAGGTTTGATTGATAAAAATTCTAGTTGAGTAAGCTCTTGGACGCCCTCGGACCCCTCAAGCATAGCGTCATCGTTGGATGTAAAGCGCCAGCAGTCGATGGCTATAAGTCGCCCTGAGCCGTCGGTGGCTTCTGCCAAGCTTTCAACAGGAGGAAGTCCGGTGAGCGTTGTTCGTTGCTTGTTAGGATAGCCCCTGTCTGAGTCTACGGCTGCAACAAGTCCCGTGTAGAGTTCGTCGGGCTGCACTACGTAATAACGAAACCCAGTGTCAGCGCGGCTCTGCTCAATGTCTGTAAGTGGTTCTTGTTGTTCGTCCATTAGTCTATCAGTTCAAGTTCGTCGAGCATCTCTAGGTCTTCTTCGACAGGTGGCTCCCAGCTCAATCGTTGTAGGTAAGTGTCTAGGTTGATTTCCTCAATGCCGTCCAAGGTGAAATCGTCGGTCTCAAGGATGCCACTGCGCTTAACACAATAGAGTCTATCGCTGTTGGTCTCAGGGTCTAAGAAAGTCTTATCCCAAAGAGCCAACCACCGTTCACTTTGTTCGTCTGGTAGGTTCCTTGCGGTGTTACCAGCGGCTGTCAAAGTGTCATAAGATGCCTCATTACTGAAGCGGAAGAAGCGATGGGTTTCGTCGTTCATTAGTTTAGTTCCTCAAGTGGTGGAAAGAAATCAGAGATGTTATCAACGGTTGGAGCGTCCTCTTCGCCTTCGATAAGCGGGTAACCGGTGTGCTTCAGGATTGCAAACATGCCGCCTTCGTGATGCTCAATAACATCAGCCCAGCGAACAGTCGTGCTGCCATCGTAGTTCTCACCGGAAGCTACCTTCTCGTTGTAAGCTTCAAGGGTCTCTCGGTCTGTTGATGTATAATACATTAGCTGTAGATGTCGAAGTGGTCGTTGATGTTATTCTCGATGCCTGTGCGGTTGCTGCTTTGGTCGGTGTTGAAGAATATCATCTCTTGGAGTTTTCCTGTGTAACTATAACTGTCAGTGTTCCAATAGTTACCAAAATTCATATTGTAATTAGACCAGTTTGAACTTTCAGTATTGGCTCCAATATGAGAAACTAATTTTTGACCGCCCGACGTTGCGGTGCGAATTTCGGTTCGTGTTGTCCCCGTAATTTGGGTTCCGTTCCCGTAAAAATCTGGTGAGCCATAACTTGCCGAAAGTTGCGTGTTGCTGGAGACGGCGGCGGTCATTCCGAAAACCGTTGATACAGTTCTTAGTGATGGGTAGATATATGCGTCACCAGTCGCGTTGGTCACATAATATGAATCAAGAGTCGCTTGTCCGTAAAGGTCGCTATGGTCAAGACTCAAGTTTGAAACCTCAGTATGGAAGTTAATAGAAGGAAGACCGCCCTCAGTCACCAACACGCCGCCAT